GCTGCAGCTCATGCTGATGGTGCAACCGTAACGGATGCATCAGACTTTAGTGGTTGGGGCACAGCTTTGCCCGCAAACCAAACAACACTAGAACCTGGTTTATGGTCACTAGATAACTTTGGTGAAGTGTTGATTGCAACGATTGCAAACGGTGAAACATTTACTTGGAACCCATCAGCATCAAATAGACTAACAGTTAGAGCATCAAAAAGCACAAGTGGTTTTGCAACAAGTAACAATCCTACAGCATCAAGGATAACATTAATATCACCTACAGCTAGACACCTTATACATCTTGGAACTGAAACAACTATTGGAACAACAAGCACACAAGACGATATGTTTATACGTTTCTCTGTGCAAGAGGACATAAACACATTTACGCCAACTTCTACAAATACAGCAGGAACTCTTAGACTACAAGATGGCACAAAGATTGTAGGCGCACTAAAAGCAAAAGAAAGTATTCTTGTGTTTACAGACAATGCTTTGTACACAATGAAATACATAGGCTCACCTTTTTATTTTGGTGTAGAACAAGTTGGTACAAACTGTGGTTTGATAGGCCGTAACGCTGCGGTTGAAGTTGATGGTGTTGCATACTGGATGAGTTCTAAAGGATTTTTATTGTATGATGGTACAGTTAAAACATTGCCTTGTTCTGTGGAGGATGAGGTCTATGACAATTTAGATTCTACAAAAGGTCAACAGATAGCAGCAGGGTTAAATAATTTATTTTCAGAAATAGTATGGTGGTATCCAGCAGATAGTGATTTTAATAATAAAGGTGTATCTTATAATTATGCAGAATCACAAGGTGTGCCTGGAGGTGTATGGGCACTTTCAACAGAATCAAGATCTTCTTGGATGGATGCAAAAATATACGAAAGACCATATGCAACTAAGTTTGATACATCTGGCACAGGAACTTTTCCTGTAGTTCAAGGACAAGTTGGTTTGGGACAAACTAAATATTTTCAACATGAGATAGGAACAGACCAAGTAAATGAAGACGGGTCTGTAACAACAGTAACATCAAACTTACAGTCTTATGATTTAGATCTACAGACACAAGCTGGGGCTGGTGACATATTTGTATCTGTCAGTAGATTCATACCTGATTTTAAAGCTTTGAACGGAAACGCAGATGTAACCCTATCTGTAAAAAGATTTCCGTCACAAACAGAATCATCATCAACAAATAGTCCATTTACGATAAACTCGTCCACCACTAAAAAAGATACAAGAGCTAGGGGTCGTTATGTTAATGTAAAAATAGAAAACACAGCTGCAAATGAATCTTGGAGATATGGAACTTTGATGTTGGATGTAAAACCGGATGGAGCTAGATAATGTCAAGAGTAATAGTTAGATTGCCGGAACCAAAAGATGAGTACGAAGTTAGTACACAAAGACAAATTAACAGAGCTGTCACAGGTGTGGTTGATCAATTAAATACAACATATCAACAAGTGTTGAAAGATGAACAAGAGCAGGAGGCTTTCTTTTTTTCCTAATGTCAAATAGTTTTAAAAATTCAAAAGTAGATCTTACAACTACAAACGATACGGTTTTATACACTGTGCCTGCAGAGAGCACAGCTATTGTAAAATCAATATTAGTATCTAATGATGACGCTAGTAATGCGTGCGAGATAACAGTTACTTTATTAAATACAGGTAATACTGTATTTAGTTTATTTAAACAAAAAGACATATCTGCTAAAACAACTGTAGAACTATTGACCAACTCGTTGGTCATGAATGAGGATGAAGAGTTAAAAGTACAGGCTGAAAATGCAAACGATTTGCACGTGGTCTGTTCTTATTTAGAAATAAAAAGAGAGTTTCAGTAAGGAGGAACTATGGCGTTTGAAGAACCAGGATCAGTGGGGTGGTTATACGAGGGCGACAAAAAGATAGCTCAAGTAAAGGTTGACACTACAGTGGTATTAAAAAACTTAAAAACAGGTAAAGAGTATGACTCTGATGCAGAGGGTGACGCTGATGTAGATAGCCCAGATACCGACACTAAAAGAGAAGATATATCCAGAAGTGTCTATATAAAGGTGGCTAAAATGCCTGCTATGGGATCAGAATCGTAGTTGCAATTTATGGTAAAAGGATATAAATTTAAAAAATCTATAGGCTTTTTAACAAGCGTAGCCAGCTTGCTTACTCACATTATTGATATGGATAATTAATTATGCAACACGAACTAGCAAACAGACCACAATTTGGACTTGGATCATTTATTAAAAAAGCGGTTTCAAAAATATCTAAACCCATAAAAAAGATAATACCAAAAGAGATTAGGCCTTTTGTGCCTGCTATTGCGGGTATGGCTTTAGGTCCTATGGCTGGAGGAATTCTTGGTAAGTTTGGTGTGGCTAATAAAATGCTTGCTGGTGGTTTGGGTAGAGGACTTGTTGATATAGGTGCACAGGCATTAACATCAGATCGTATATCTCCTGTGTCAGCTTTAGTGTCAGGTGGACTTGGTGCCTTATCAGGTTATCAAGGGTTGCCTCAATTAAAACAAGGACAAGTTCCTAGATTTGCAGGTAGTCCAAGTAAATTTAGAGTTGGTTTGGATAAAGCATTAAAACAAGGTAAAAGAATAGCTGATGTTGGTAATTTAAGTAGTGATAATTTTAATCTGTTAGGAGCAGCAAAAGCCGCAAATGTTCAAGGAACATTAAAAGGTGCTGATGATGCACTAGCTCAACAGAAAAAAGATGCTGCTGTAGCAAGCGCACAAAACGCTGCTTTCTTTGAGGCGGACAATGCAAGCAGAAGACAGAGCATTATAGACTCTATGTTAGCTGCAGGATTCTCTTTAAGTGAAGCACAAGCTGCGGCTGCTGAAGAAGGGTACGCAATAGGTGGTAGAGTGGGATTTGATCATGGTGGATCACCTGGTGCTAATGAAGAAGCTATGTTTGACATGATGCAAAAATTAGATAGTGGTGAGTTTTATATTGACGAAGAAGGTAATCTAAGAAGAATACCAAGAAAAAGACCTAGAATGAATACAACACCTGGCATGAATGAAAATGCGATTGCAGAACAAATGCTTAGAATGCAAATGAATGAAAGAATGGGCAGAGCAGAAGGAGGAGATGTTCCAGGTCTACCAGAGGGCAGACAAGTAGATGCAAGAGAAGGCATGTTCATACCTATGGGCGGAGCGAAGAGAGCTGACGATGTGCCAGCGATGTTATCGGTCAACGAGTTTGTATTAAATGATGATGCGGTTGCAGGACTCGGTAAACTAATGACAGGTAACCCTGACCCAAGGGCCGGGGCTCGCGCACTATATAAAATACAAGATCAACTAGAGGCTATGGTATAATGACAAATCAAAATGTAACACAAACAAGTATTGTAAAAGACCCTACTTATGTAGAAGGGCCAGCAAAAGCTTTTTCAACAAGAATTACAAGTTTACTAGATCCAAATAAAATAGAAGTAGATCCGTCAAAATTTCAACAACAGGTTGCAGGACTATCGCCGCTACAACAACAAGCAGCGCAACAAGCTGCAACACAAGCGGGTCTTGGTGCTTTATCATTTGATCCATCGGGTGCAGTATCAAACGTTGGTCAAGGAACGGGGATCGCGGGCTTTCAACCTTTCTTATCTGCAGCAGCAGGATTAACAGGGCCACAAGCTTTTCAACCTTTTATGTCACCTTTTCAACAACAGGTGATAGATACAACTAAACAAGCTTTTGAACAAGAAAGAGCCGGAGGCAGACAAGCAATTGCAGATGCTGCTATTCAATCTGGTGCGTTCGGTGGTGGTCGTGAAGGTGTGCAAAGAGCTGTATATGATGCAGAGACTGCAGCACAGATGGCAAGACTAGAAGCAGATCTAAGATCAAAAGGTTTTGCACAAGCACAAGATCAAGCAGCAAGAGCATTTGACATGCAAACAGGACTTGCAAGATTGCAACCAGAGTTAGCATCTGGTTTACAAAAATCACTATCTGGTTTTGGTACACAGTCGCAAGCACAACAACAACAAGTTCTTGATGCTGATCAAGCTAACAGAAGAAGACAAGAAGAAGCGTTTAGAAACCAGTTGGCAGATTTTGGAGATTTATTTGCTACATTGAAATCAGGAGCACCTACAACCACACAAAAGTTTGAACCAGCACCAACAGCTCTTCAAGGTATTATTGGAACGGGTACAATGTTAGGTAGTGTTCTTGGTGGACTGGGAAGTATATTAGGACAAGGATAATGAGTAGAACTTTAAAAAGACCAATGTTTAGAAGAGGTGGTTTTGCTGACACCGGTATCATGGAGGGTTTTTCTAACGGTGGTGGTGTTACGGATGAACAACTAGGAAAAGGTGCTGGCATGCCAGCAACTTTTGGTGCCGAAGATATGTTAGGATTAGCTAGAGAAGAAGCAGCATCGGCGCCAGCGCCAACACAACCTATATTTACTAGAAGAGAAGCACCTGATGAGCCAATCATGGGTCTAGGAGATTATGCCTCTTTATTTAAACTAGGAGCGGGGATCGCTGGTGCACCAGGACGTGGTGATGGTTTAGGTGGTTTATTAGCTTCAGCATCAGACCCATTACAAACAGCAGCTGATGAGTTTGCTGCAAGTCAAAGATCTAAAGCTGAAAGAAAACGTGCATTTGAAGAAAAAGAAGATGTTAGACAAGACACGTTTGAAGCGGAACAAAGACAAAGAGAAGCGGGAAGGCAAGACCTAGCAGAGGAATACAGATTAAAAACTGAACTAGAAAAGTTTAAATCTGATTTAGACATACCTGATATACAACTTAGAATGAACGCAGCTAAACCAGTGAGAGAAGAACTTGCAGCATTAAAAGCTAAAAAAGGTGCAATTGCAGGTGACCCAGTTGCCATGAAAGATTTACTATTAGAGATTAGAGCAAAACAAAATGAAATATCAGAGATCATGGGCACTGCCATAACAGTTGGTGATTTGTCAGATGAGAAATCAGATGACATAAGAAAAGATGCAAAAAGAGATGCTTTAGATGATATTAAATCTAAATATGCTGAATTTGAAAAGAAAGATATAGAACCTGGTGGACAATACTATCAAGAATACAACACTTCTTTAAAAGCTTACGAGCAATTCTACATTGTAGAATACTTACTACTAGTCACTGAAGGTGCTACTATGGCAACAGGTGGTAGTGTAAAACGAGTGGGTTTAGCAAATGGCGGTGGACCTTATGAACCAGGAAGCGGCCCAGATCCAGATCCAGGCTCACCACCTATAATGCAAGGTGACAGTCCTATGTTAAGCTTTGAAGAGCTAAGAGCTAGACTACCTAGAGAAGTATCTGATCAAGTTGTAAGACTTATTGCAACAAGTGAAAACGCACTGTTAGACTTTGCAAACATAGACACACAAGAAGACATAGCAATCTTTAATCAAAAATATAACGTAGATCTACAATTACCAGCACAGGTGGTTTAAATGTCCGGGCACAGACCTAGAGATAGAGAAAGACAACGAAGAAATGAGGTGATGAAAGAGATCGACGAAGCTCGTCAAGATATACAAGATAGAGGCGGAGAAACTTTATTACCAAATATGTTACGTGGTTATCTAGGCGGTTTGTTTTTACCTGATGAACCAGGTGTTAGAGAGTTTACAGATAGGGCAGGAAAAGAAAGACAAGTCTTTGAAGAAGGTTATCAATTAAAAAGTTCAATACCAGATGATGCTCAACCGGGTAGATATGTTGATGCTAACAGAGGAGAAATAATAGAAATAGTAAGAACAGAACCAACACGTAACAGACCACAAGGAATGTTGCAAAAAAAAGTTATACATAGAGATATGGAGTTGAAGAAAGCCATAAGCAACTATGTAAAAGAATATGGATCAGGATCTAAAGTTGGAGAAATTATTGGCGTTGGTGAGTTAGCTTTATTACCAGTTGCCGCCCTACCTTCAATTATAAAAGGGGGTAAGTACATAACTAGAAAAACTAAGAACTTGTTATCTGATGTTGCAGCGCGGGACGAGGCTTTGCCAACATTTATGAGATCAGGGGTAGAACCACCTAAAACTGCTGTTGGCGCAGGAGTAACAAATGTTTTAACAAAAATTAAAAACGCAAAGTCAAACCAAGAAGTTGGGTCGTTAAGAAGATCACCAGAGTTTTTAAATTTAACTAAAAAAACTTTTGATGATATGACAGTTGATGGATCACCACCAACTCGTAAAGATGTTTTTGCGGCTCTTAATATAAAATCTCCTGATAAAATTAATCAATTGTTAAAAGAACCTGGTTTTAGAGACATACCTTTTTTAAGTGATGATGCAACTAGAGCTAGAACATTATACACGCCTGAAGTTAAGGCAAAAAACAACGCTGCAATAGCGGCTGGTAATGCGATTAGAGCACAAACTAGAGCGGACGAAACAAGAGATGTTGCTATTTATAATGTTGGTAGCAGTAGAACAGTTAGAGGTGGTGAAGAAATAAAAAAAACAGGTGAACCAGTATTTGTTTTTCCAACAAATGTTCCTAACGCAAAACAAAAATTTTTAAATGAAATACAAGAAGTATATAAACCAAGACAAAGAGGAAAAATTAGAGAAAAAACATTAACAGATTTAGCTAAAGAAAAAGATTTAAACTACAGTGGTTTTACAAATGCTTTAAAAAAATTTTTAAAGGAAGAAGGATTAGCCAACGACCCTCGTTACAATTTAAACCCAATAACAGACCGTAACGCTTATAAAGCAGCAAAAGAAAAAGTTATAAGTAATTGGTTAAAAAATTCTGACGTTTCTGATTTTGATAAAGATTTATACAGAGAAGCTAAAAAAGTTGTTGCGCAATATAATAAATTATTTCCAAATGATAAAAAAGAAATAGATCACATTCTTGGTTTTATTAATTCTAAAAATTTAGCGGACGCACATTATCTTGGTAATTTACAAATAACAGATAAAGCATTTAATTCAAAAATAAAAAATAAATTATTTGAAACTCCAAATAGGGGTTTTAGATCTTTAGCTAAAAAAATTAAAAATGCAAAAGATAAACCAACTAGACAACGTTTAATGAAAAAAATGCAAAATGATTTTAATAATTATATAAAACTTGTTGAGGACGCTGGGTATTTTATAGACACAAGTGATTTTGCTTACTTACCAAAAAGCAAAAGAATAAAAACTAAGGTTGATGTAGAAGATAAATTTGCAAACGATATTCAATCTTTAAGACAAGAGATAGAAAATTTTTATGGAATTAGTGATAGACCAAAGTTTGAAGATGGTAACTTTGTTGTAAAAAATTTACAAGATCTCGAATCAGTGAAAGCTTTACAAGAACAAATAAAGAAAGCATACGAGTCAGATATAGCTGTTGG